AATAGCTTCGTTGCACTCCACAAATACACAATTTTTCTGCATCCAATCCACTTCTCCCTCTGTCATATCCAATCTCGGGTCACCGTTTGATAGCCAAATGCTTGGCTTGTTCCAGGGTACTAGCTTAGGCTCTCTGTACAGTTCCTTGACTGTGACGTAAGCCTGCGACCCTAACCATTCCTTGAATGAGTGAAAGAATTTCATACCGCCACGTATGTCATCGAACACTGCGTAGTCCACCTGATCCGCCTTCATGCATTCAGCGCCACTCACTAGCCCAATGCAGTAAATATGGCGACCCAATGATCTAGCCCACAGGGTCTTCCCTGTTTGGCTCTTACCATACAACACCAAAGACTTCACTCGCTCTGGTATACCGAGTTAGCAATATTCCTCACCGCAACGGTAGTGGAGGTGGGGGATAGGGCGCCTGCGCCCGGTCCATTCCCCCACCGAAACGGACCCCTCCCTATAGGCCTCGCGGCCTGAGCGGCTGTGCGAAAGATGCGTTACATACCTCCAGTTCTTTTATCTCCGATCTTAGCTTGTCGCACCCAATCATCTCTTCCATCCATTTCACCGTCAACGAAAGTGATTCCGGCCGGTGACTCATACACGGGAGGCACTGGTGTAAATCTCCAGTCGCAGTACTTGGATAGGGAGGTGAAAGAGACTGCAGCAGCCTTGGGATCAAGTCTGTGCACAAGTTCCCAAAACTCATTTCGACACGTCGCACTCGTAATTTGAGCCCATTTGTCAACAGTCGAAGTGCCGACATTCGAAGTCTCGATAGGTCGCTCTGCACCACCACAGACAACATCTCCATCTTTGATTGCATAGTCGTAAGCGCACCAAGGAGTTCGTCCAACTGTCTCGATGTTTGGGTGGCGACCGTCAACATCGAATATCTCAGCTCCTCTGCCACGAAATTTCTCACCGAAATCGACGAAACAGTGAAGGTGAAGGCCTTTATTCTTATGCAGCTCTCTGCCAATGATGCACTCTGCTCCCAGGTATGAAAAGCGTTCCATAACGCGGAATCCATCGAGGTCTCCGCACTGAGAGTAGGTGACGAAGAAGTAGCGGGCATTGCAACGAAAGTCTCCTGACATAATGGGGTCCAAAGGGTCCGATGAAAACTAATATTATCATCGGACCCAGGACCCAACCCACGAACGACTATATATAGCCGTGTCCCCTCCCAACAATTTCCCGGCCCTCAACGAAAATGCCCAACGTTTTTGATTACGAGTTGCCCCCTGAGTACACGTCATGCGCAAGTATGTCCGACGCCGAGCTAGCCGAAGAGCTACTGGGGTTCGTCGCCGAGCTACAACGCGCTATAAACGAACTAGTGCTCGCGCTAGGCGTTCCACTCCCCGACCCAGAATCCGAACACGAAAGTCAATCCTCAACGTGACCAGCCGGAAAAAGAAGAACGCCATGTTGTCGTATTCGAATTCTTCCGCCACTGGTGCAGCAGCTGCCGTTACGCCCGGTACACTTACTATTGACGCCACTACGAACGCCACCATTTTGTGGTGTGCTACCGCCCAGGATCTCACGTATTCAACCTCGGGATCTCTTGGTTCCGTTACTCAACAATCCACCCGCACAGCTACTACTTGCTACATGCGGGGTTTGAAAGAAAATCTCAGGGTTACGACAAGCTCAGGGTTACCCTGGTTTCATCGTCGCATTTGTTTCACCTTCAAGGGCTCCGTCCCTTTTCAGGTGTACTCTTCCTCGGACAGCCCCACCACCAACCAGGCCCCTTACGTCGATACTTCGAATGGCGTCAGCCGTTTGCTCCTCAACATGAACAAGAACGCTGCACCCAACACGAGAAACAATTGGGAAGGCATCGTATTCCGAGGCGCCAATGGCGTTGATTGGAATGACCAGCTGATTGCCCCCATCGACACTACTCGTATCACGCTCAAGAGTGATAAGACTTACCGCTATTTTAGCGGGAATCAGTCCGGCGTTTTCAAGGAGCTCCACTGCTGGTACCCAATGAACTCGAATCTTTCTTATGATGATGACGAGTCTGGCTCCACAGAGGCCACCTCGTATTATTCTGTTGACAGCAAAGCTGGCATGGGTGATTACTACATCCTTGACTACATCAGCAGCGGCATCGGAGGTACGACCTCTGATCTGTTGAACCTGAATGTCAATTCTATTCTGTACTGGCACGAAAAATAGCTTCGTTGCACTCCACAAATACACAATTTTTCTGCATCCAATCCACTTCTCCCTCTGTCATATCCAATCTCGGGTCACCGTTTGATAGCCAAATGCTTGGCTTGTTCCAGGGTACT